TTAAATTTAGCGTCAAACAAAATATCCCCGGTTCTTTGCAAATAATGCCCATACATAAAATAGACCAATTTCAATAACTTAGTCGGTGGCAAATACAAATTTTCTTCATGTGCTTTTAAAATAAAATCATTAGCTACTCTGGCTAAATCACTTTTCATAATACACCTCAATATAAATTTGTAATAGCAGAGCAAAAAATTTCCCAATATCATTATATCAACATTAACAACTGTTGACAACTGTTTTTAAATTTTTCACAAAAATAATATGTTTCTCAATTCTATTATAACATACTGTGTCAAACGTTATTTTGGTAATTGTGCTCTATTTGCTTTACTTTTATTTCATTTTACTGTAAAATTTTACTACAATATAATTTATATTTGTATTATACAGTGTTTGAGTTTGAGAGCCGTGTTATTTACTCTTAAACCACAAAAAGAGGGTAATGCCTTATGTCGAATATCAAAGCAGCTATCTACGTCAGAGTCAGCACGGCAGTAATTTTTCCGATAACGTAACGCCGTATTTTTCACACAGCAAAAGTATTTACTCGTAAAACTCTTTCACTTTTAACCTCCGTAACGGGAGCCAAATAATTTTCTACAATGTCTAACAACTTTTCGCCTGCTTCGTAAGGCATTTCCTGCAATAACGCCGCGATAAAATAATATAAAAACTCCGCGTTATTTTCTGTTTTCTCTAATACATGCGTCTCTTTTGCTTCCTCTGTGCGTATTCCTAAATCCATTTTTTAAATCCTCCAATTTATTTGACTTTTTTACCTGCCTGTCGTATAATCAGAGGGTGTCAGAGGGGCGGCAAGCGTTACCCCTCTGCCCTCTTGGCGCCGTTCGGTTTTGGTTTAGTGGACTTTCAACCGAGCGGCTTCCCTTTTAGCCTTCCGCCTTAGCTTCCCTGACTATTTGAGCGGCTTCAGCGGCGTTCTGTGCTTCTGCTTCTATCCGTCTTGCTATCGTTTCAAGCAATGCGTTTAGTTGCGCATTCGTCATTCCGTTTGCCTCCATTTGCTCAACATTCATTTGGACTCTACCTCCTTTTTGCTTGCCTTTTTATTCAATCTCGGTCGCTTGTCAACCTTGATTGTATCTTTATTATAATCTATTTGGCTGATGTTGTCAACCATTTTGCTGCTATTTTATAAAAATATTTTTGAAATTTTAGTATTTTCTATTGACATTATAAGCAAGATAGCTTATAATATTTTTATCATTATAATGGGAGATTAAAAAATGAAATTTGCAAATCGAATTAAGCACTTGCTTGTAGATTGCGGCAACATATCAGAGGCGGAACTTGCAAGGCGGTTGGGTGTAACACCGCAAACTCTCAACAAGAAAATGCACACAGATAACTTTTCCACCGCCGACCTCGAGCAAATAGCCGCCGCTTTGGGCGTATCTTTCGAGGCGTATTTTGTCGCCACCGACGGTACAAAAATATAAGGTAACGCTATGCAAAAAAAAGAGTGTAAATTTTCTAAAGACGAATTACATCAACTTTATATTGAGGAGAATAGAACTTTAAGGGAAATGTGTCCTATCCTCGGTATAAAATCAACTATTACTGCAAGTAAAATTTTGCAATCCTATGGCATATCAACAAATCACAATGAGCGCATTGCCAATAAAACTAAGCAAAATATGTCTGATGATGATTTCAAAAATTATATAACTGATTTATATATCAACAGTGAATTATCGTTAAACGAAATAGGTAGAAGGTTAAATGTATGCGCTAAAGCTTTAAGAAAATATTTTAAGCGATATAATATTCCTTTACGAGAAACAGCCTTTGCTAAATCCATAGCTACACAAAAGGAACGTCACCCACGATGGCAGGGCGGTAAGCATGTGTGTAATAATGGCTACATAGAAGTTTATTGCCCAGAACACCCAAGAGCCAAATCAAGGAAATATGTTTACGAACATATTTTAGTTATGGAAAAACATATCGGACGATATTTATTGCCTAATGAAATCGTCCACCATAAAAATGAAATTAAAACTGATAATCGCATAGAAAATTTGCAACTCATGACAAATAATGAACATGCGGCTTTACATGATACAATACGAGAAAAAAAACATATAAATGTTTTAAATGGGGCATGGAGTAAAAAATATGAATGTTGCATTAACTGTGGTTCAACTACAGTTAAACATAAAGGCAATGGCTTATGTGTTAACTGCTACGCTACAATGTTGCGCCACAAAAAGGAGGTGATGCCCTATGTCGAACATTAGAGCCGCACTCTATGTTCGCGTTTAACGCAAGCACGATGGAACAAGCGACCGACGGATATTCCATAGGCGAGCAAAAGGATAAATTACTGCACTACGCAAGCGCGCAAGGGTATGCTGTCGTCGATACGTATTCCGACGAGGGCTTTTCCGGCAAAGATTTATTACGCCCGAATATGGAGCGAATGCTGAACGATATTCAGCACGGCAAGATAAATACCGTGCTGGTATATAAGCTTGACCGTCTTTCACGCCATGTCAAGGACGTATTAGAACTTGTCGAAACCTTTGATAAATGTAACGTAACTCTTTATTCGCTTTCGGAAAATTTCGATCTAGCCTCTCCTTTCGGCCGCGCGGCATTAAAAATGATGGCTACTTTTGCCGAACTTGAGCGCGAAACTATTGTAGAGCGCATGGAAATGGGCAAAATCGCAAGAGCCAAAGAAGGCAAATATACATGTCCCGGAACGCGCTGCCCTTTCGGATACCGGCACGATAAGAAAAACGACCGTCTCCTCATTGAAGAATCCGAAGCCGAGATTATACGCAAGATATTCGATTTATACGTTAATCACGGTTATACCTTCAGAAAGCTATACGATTATTGCCGCGAAGCCTATCCGGACGTTAAATATTTCAACAATCAAATGTGCTGCAAGCCTATAATCGAAAGGCCGCTGTACGCCGGCTATTTCCGTTACCGCGGCGGAGAACTCACAAAAGGGACTAATTTCGAAGCGATTATTTCTTACGAGCTTTTTCTCCAGGCGCAGGCGCAAGTTGACAGAAACCGTACTAAACGGCTTTCGGACAGCTCGCCCTATCTTTTAACCGGACTTCTGATTTGCGGAAGGTGCGGAAACCGATACGTCGGCAAAATGTATGAGCGTTACACTAAAAAGCCGGACGGTACGCACACCAAGCATTACCGTTACCGGGATTACGGTTGCGCGGCCAGACTTAAGCGCGATAAAAATTATCACCCGGCAAAATGCGACAATGATATTTACCGCGCCGAGGAGCTGGAAAAAATCGTCGAGGATTACGTACTCAATCTGAATATTGACGATTACAACAAAGCCGACTTCTCCCCCGGCCTCATAGACAAAATGATGAGCGAAATAGGCGCGATAAAACGCTCGCAAAGCAAACTGCTTGACCTGTATCTTTCCGGCGATATTGATAAAGATACTTTTCTTATAAGAAAAATCGAATACGATTCTAAAATTGCGGAGCTGCAAAATCTGATAGAAAAAGAAACTGAATCCGTACAGTCCGCGCCGACTAACGCTGAAGCGATTAAAAAGTCTATTGCAGAATACAGTATACTCAACCGGCGACAAAAGCGCACGTTGCTAGAATATCTTATCAAAAATATCATAGTTGACGGCAGCAGAATCACAGTAAATTTACGGCTCAAAAAATAATTCAACTTAAAAAAAGAGGCTTTTTTATAACAAAAGCCTCTTTTTTTTCTTGACAAATATATTTAACGGCTCTAAAATAGAGGTGAAGCTCAGAAAAATTGAATAGTCCATTGGCGCAATAATGAAGTAACGCTTTAAATGTTAACTTCAATAGGGCGATAAAATATTATATCGGAAACATAAGCTCAATATCGAAATCCAGGCCGTTTTCCTCGGCCGAATCCCAGCAAGCTATAAGCTCAAGACACTCTACATAAGCGGTTTTCTCTCCGTAAATAAAATCGGTATCAACGACTTCTGAATCGTACAGTTCGCGCAAATGACTTTTAACCGTTTCGATAACGTACTTCAATGCTTCTTCAGCTTTCATCTTTTGCATAATTCAATCCCCCACTATATGTGCTGAATAAATTATATCTTATTTATATATCAGGATTTTCGCCCACTAAGGGCCTAATCAAATATTTTTTACAAAGGAAGTTGAAAAATGAAACACTATCAAAAGGTTAAACCGACGGAAAGACTGATTTTAAAAGCCCTTGTCGCTAAAGACGATAATCCCGAAATAACCGAAGCATTCAGCAGGGCTCTGGACTTTTTCGACAGCTACGACAAGGTCGAACACACGGCGCACGCGGAGGTCATGCGAAAAATTTACCTGAATAATAACTGTTATAAATACTCCGACAGCACGCACGGACTGCCGAGAAAAACCGGCGTACCAAGCAGAACGCTCTGCCGATACAGAAAAAAATACCTGTCGTATCTTTACATGTTTTATTGCCGCCTGACCGGCAACGAATACACCGACAACATTACGAGCTTTTTTATACTGTTAAAACAAAAATTCAGTAAACAAAAACACGGAGGAAAAACACAATGAACAACGAAACGGATATAATCAAACAAGAGCTGCGATATGCTATAATAAACAAGCGCGCCGAGCTCGATATTCCGCAAACAAAAATGGCCGAGCTTTTGGGAATTTCGCCGAGAAGCTACGTTGATATCGAGCACGGTATCAGCATACCGCGCACGCAAACTTTAATTAAATTCATGTGCCTGTTTAAGGACGACGCAATGAGGCTAATTGACAAAATTATTTTCAAACTGAACTAAAAAGAATATTAAAAATAAAAGCCTACGGAATTACTCCGTAGGTCTTTTTTCATTAAGCTTTTTAGCATACCAGGCGTCGAATTGCTTTAAAACGTCGGCCTTGCGGGCATAGTGGGAAACGACGGTAGTTGTTATATCAGAATAGCCATCGAAATAAGACATGTACGAACGCCCCACAATATAGCCGAGCTTGAATACTATAATGCCTATCCCAAGCCAGCCCCACGTCGCTACGTCCTTAACGCCCATTAGCGCCATAAGAAAAACGCTTACCCACCAGGATATGGCGCTCTTTCCTTTACGAATTTTCGCCATATCGCTCTCGCTTCTTCCGAGATCGGTCATGTCGTCATTTTTGTTTCCGGATAAAAGCGTATTGACGTCAATCCCCTTTACTCTCGCCGCCTTAGCCTCCAGCACGTAAACCGTGCGCTCCTTACCGAGCAGCATTCGCAGCTCTTTTTTGGGCAACGCTTTAAGCGGCGGTAAAACTTCTTTATCCGACCCGTAAGTTTCTGCATCAAACCGCTCGAAGGATACTGCCGCCCGTTGCAATATACCGCTTTGAATCGTTTTGAGCGCCGCGTCATTATACGCTTTGCAAAATTCAGATAACCGGTCAAGCTGATCGCCCGTAAGCGCGTTAGCTGCCGTTGAATAACTTTGCAAGGTATCTATATACTTCCTTTCTTTTTTCCCGGCGAACGTGCCTTTCGTGTAAAAATTCGCATTCAGCAGCATAGCTGCAAGAAAAAACGGCAGACACTCAATGCAGATATCAAGTATAGAACGCCACGTTATCTCTTTTAGCTCGATCGCGCCGAGATTTAATAGTAGCATAGCTATGACTATGCCAACGGCTATTATGTCGAAAATTCTGTCTTTGATACCGCCTTTGAACGACTGCTTAAAATCGTTATACGTTTCCGCCGGATTCTTCTCCGCCATTCTGCGCCCCCTCCTCGATCAGCTTTTGGGTTGTGGTAAACACAAATCCTGCGTGTTTATAATCTTGCGCGCTCTCCGGGAAAGCTTTTTCGATTCTCTTATACCACTGCTTGAAAGTCAGTTCGTCAATACCGCTTGCCGCTATTGTAGCTATGCACACATACTTGACAGGCAGTATTATATGCTCTATCAGCAAGCACAGTATCAGCACGGCTATCGATATTATAAGCGCCGACGGACTTTTGAATTTCTCAGCAATTTTATCCTTAAAAAACAGTGCGGCTATCAGGATTGCAAACAATCCTGCAGCAGATATCGCCGTTTCCGTCCTGTGGATGAAAAAATCACCGCAGCACGCCAGCGTTATTAAAGGAGTACAGACAGTAAGCGCTGTCGATACTCCCTTAAACGCGTTATATTTAGCTACGCTTTTCATACTTACCCCCGCATCACTACGACGGACGGCTCTCCCGCCGCCACGATTTTATCGACGTTTTCCGTGCTCTTTTCCGCCTCCTCCGCGATAGCCGCTATTTTGGCCCTTAATTCAGCGTTTTCCTTCGCTATCGCCGCCCTGGTACCGGTTTCGCTGTACTTGGCGTTATTGATAACGTTATTTACATCTGTGCGCGTTTTGGCATTGGACGTCGCTCCGTTTTTTATATACTCCACTTCCAATACTGCGTTCGTTTTCGTCAAAATCCTGTCCGCCGTCTCCAGCGTTTCCTCGACCTTTTCACTCAAAACGTTATGCCCTTTCTCCAAAGCTCGTACTATATCCGCAAGCGCTTTATTCTGCTCCATAAGCGCCTTTAACTCCCTCGTCGCCGCAGTGTTCTCCTTTGCGCTTTTGCGCGTCTTTATCGTCAAAATTACGCTTATAAACGCGCTCAAAAAGCCTGACGACGTTATAAACGTTATAAACGCCGTCGAATGCTCAAGCACGTAACGCCATACCATAGAAAAAAATTCGTACATTTCAATCATACCTCCTCGAGTTTATCGTCAACCCATGCCGGCCTATCAGGAATCGACTTCGTTTCCGTTACGTCCAGCCAGGCGTTATACCAATCGGACAATTCTATCTCTTGATCACTTGTCAATCTGTCGTACCACAACTTGCCGCGGTTGACGACGGGAAAACACTCTGAAGCGCGCCGGCCGCGCAGTACCGTCAGCTCGCGTTCGGCAAGCTCTTCGGGCGTATAGGGTATATATACCTGTATATCCTCGTACTCGTCATACGCCGCTCTTGCTTCCTGCGGCTCTATATCCCATACCCATTCCACGTCTTTTCCGCCGTTAGGATATTCTGTCAGAGTTTCATAATGCCCCTCGCCCTGACGCTCTTCTGCCGCTTCGTGGTGTTCGACAAAAAGCTTGTCCGATTTTAAATATCCCAACGCTAAATCGTAGCTTTCTAAAACATCAGTTTTTGTTTCGTTATATACTTTCATTATTCTTACCTCCTTAAGCCGTTCTTTTCCAAGTATAAACTGCTAAGTACGGCGGCATTATACTGAAAGGCTGACCGCCGCCCGTACTGCCTGTTTCCGCGCTGGTCGATTGAGGTAACCAGCCGCTTCCGCCTGTCGCGCCATTCAATCCGCTGTTCCCTGCCGGGCTGTATGTGTGAGTATGATTGACCAGCTCATCAAGCGTCATAGTGTGCGTGGCGCTGCCGCCCGTACTGCCTGCCGCATAGGTTGTTCCTGCCGCTAGCGGAAAAACGTCCTGGATTCTTGTCCAGGTGCCGCCCATAAAGCTTGCCGGTGAATTATTATTGACCGACATATAAATGCTGCCAACCGGATAAAGCAGATTAAGCAGCGCGGTCTTTGCGCCCGTACCAAACGTTTTTGTTTCCACTTGATTAAACGTCCCGGTCCCGCTTGCCGTAAAGTTTCCTTTCACCTCTACGTTTTGATAAATTACGTTCTCCATAATTTCTTTGTGCTCCTTTTATGTAATATTGATTTTGAATGCTACAGCAACATTGCTGTAAAGCCGTACTTCGCCTGAGGAATTTACATTGACGCCGAAATCAATTTTATTTCCGCTGTTGTCATACGTCGTGACCGTCGGGTTATTCCCTTTCCCGTGCGTTTCTTCCGGTATTATGATTGTAAAAGGCGCGGCGCTGCCCTGCCACGCGCTTGCCGTATAGGTATTTACGTAAGGGGCCGCTCCTCCCGACGCCGGTATATGCCAATTTCCACCGCTGTATATCCATAACCTGAAAGTCTGAATCACGTAGTAAAGCTTGTTTTCTATAGGCGACAGTAACGCCTCTCGCTCGCTTTCCGTTGCGAGCGGGATTATATCCGTCACCTCGATTCGGTCGCCGTTTAACGAGTCGAAATATAGCCTTTTGGTGTCCCGAACGTATATTACCTGCCCGGCCGTTTTGGAAATGCTGTTAAGTACCGACGATATCGTTTCGCCAGATTGCATTAAAGCCATAATCTATTCCTCCTCATGTCGTAAGATTTCTCCAGGTCAGCGCCGCAACTACCGCCGATTCTGACGGTATCTTGCTTGCCGACGGATTACTTGCGCTAAGCGTAGTCGTTATGCTGGAAGTATCCACTTTCCCGGCAAGGCTGCTTTGAACTGCGTTTATGCTACCTTGCAAAGCTTGTCGAACCGCCGCGACCGCAGCTTCCGTAGCAAGCACCTTTTCCGACGGGCTTGACGCTATCGCCGCGCCGCCTATCGTCGTGCCGCTGACCTCTATGTCGCCCGACGTTTGCGAGATTATTACCTCGCCTCCGCGGCCTGACGGCAAGACGTCCAGCTTGCCCGTAGGCGCAGGCGCGTATAACCCGTCCGTTTTTACTTCAAGAATATTATCCGAACTCGAGGACAGCTTTACGTTTGCAGCAATTTCATTGCTTGCCGATACTCCGACAGTAACCGTTGCTGTACTTCCGCCCGTATACACATCCACTAGCGCCTCTGCCGGTATCTTTATGACCGAGCCGTCCTTCATCGTAAGCTCTATATCCTTTGTAGTCGGATTATACGTTCCCGATACTATGAAATTATCCTGCGGAAGATTAACTACGACTGGCTCGTCCACGCACGACATTCTGAAAGTCAGCGTCAGATTATCCTTGTCGTACTCGACCGACGAAACGAGATCGCTTAGGTGCAGCCTTTCCGTACTCCCTCCGCCCTTCGTTATGATTAGGTCGCGCTCGTCGTTACCCGTGCCGCTTGTCGCCGCGTCCTTTGCTTCGTATGCTATGCTCGTTATTATTCCGCCCGAACCGATAGCCGTCTCCAGCGCGTTTGTTACGTATGCCGCCACCGCCTTTGCTGTCGTTAGCTTTTCCGATGTTTCCGTCACCGTACCCGTGAAGCCTTTAGCTACCGTTACCCATGCTCCGTTCTGCCAGATACGGCCCTCAAGATCGCTTTCCGCGATATAGACAACTCCGACCTCGCCGCTTGCAGGAAAGGATGATACCAGCTCTATTTTACCTGTGTACAGCGTTCCTCCTTTATATACCCTGTGCGTATCCGATACAAAATAAAGCGCGTCGCCGTCCTTATTCGCCAGCCCGTCGTAGGCGCTTTGTAATATTGTATTGAAAGTTACCATTTATTTCGTTCCTCCTTTTACCGCGCTCGTATAATCTTTCCACGTAAGCGCAGCGCGAATCTTTGCATCTACCTCTTCCGGCGTTGTCCACGTTGCGCTAAGCGTCTCAGTCGTTCCGTCTACATAAGTCACAAACAGATCGCCCCCGACGATAGCGATACTTTTAACGAAATTCGACGAAAACGTCTGCGCTCCGAACAACAGCAGCCGACCGCTGTACTGCGCATTCGCCGTCATGTAGATGCTTCCGTCCGACCCGACGAACACCGCGTCCGTCTGCGTGTAATATCCGTTGCGCTCAGCCGCCGTAAGGTCGCTACCCGCTTTATACGTTTCCGTTCCCGTCCTTGACAGCAGCGCCATATATCTGTCGTCGCTAAAGCCGGTTTGACCGGGTCCGAACGCTAATTCGTACCCTCCGCCGGAAGCGCTCAGCCAGCTGTCCTCCGTAAACGTCAGAATTGTAAGCCAGTCAGATACTACGGTTCCTCCGCCCTGTCCCGCCGCCGGCACCCGCATACGCGCCGTGCTTCCGTCGCTGTATGTTTTATAAAATTCGTAAAATTTCACTCCATTCTCTTCGAGCAACGCGCATGTAAAATCCACCAGCACCTTTGCCGTATTTCTGTTCTCTAAATCCGTAACTCTGCCGGCCAGGCCGGAATACATCTCTAAAAGAGCCTGCCACTGATTCGGATCCGGTTCCTCAGGCGGTAACGGCGCCGTTCCCTTTTGAACGCTGAAGTTTACGGAAGACGTCGCTACAACCTCTCCGGAATACGACACTTTAAATTGCGCTACTACCGTCCCGGCATACTTTGTCACCAGGCCGTTCTTCGTCTGCCACTCCCATACGCCGTACTCGTCTCCCAGCTTATCCGTTACTCCTTCAAGCTCCGATACCGACGTCAGCCCGTACTCCTCCGTATAATCCCCGTTCGCCAGTATAAATGATACCGACACCGCGTCGGTATTGGGAAACGGCCCCACAAAGTACAGGCTCCCCTTTAAGCTTGATCCTTGATATACCGGCGTCGGGACCACGTCTATCGCCGTTCCGTCCGCTTTTACAAACACTATCATGCTTTTATTCCTCCGCCGGCGCTATTCCGCTCGCTTCCACAAACACATTCATAAACCGCTCAATGTGATTAAGCTCGTCGGATATAATTTCGCGCATATCCGCCTGCGCCTGAATGTCGGTCATGTCTCCCAAAAGCGCCATATACTTTTTGACCGTTTCCACCTCGTCCATTGCACCGTCAAGCGCCGCCATTGCTTCCGCAAGTCTTGTTGCATCCATTGTCTTTTATACCTCCGTTTTATTGTTTTCAAAATTTATGAGTACATGATACGAATAAGCCGTTTAATATATCCGTCATATCCGTTGTGATTTGAGTGTTACAGCCGATTAAAAGCGCGTTTGTGACTTTGTCTACCATAACCCACGATTGCCCGCTTACAGGCGAAGTTTGAGGCTCAAACTGAAAGCCGTTATCCGTAAGATACAGACCGCCGCCCGTATTGTAATCGTATATCTGCGTTGCGTTCGTTAAATCGACGATTAAATCGAATTTGTTAAGCTTGTACGGTAAAACGTACAAGACCGCGCCGTGACCCGTTTGCGTTCCGCTTATAAGCGTACAGTTTTGCGCCAATCCCGAACCGACTATGATATTTTTGCGGTTGGACACAAAGTCAATCTGATAATCTATTGTCGGGACTTCCGTACTTCCTTTCTTTACCAATAACGGATTGTTTTTCGTGCTTATCTGCGCTTGACCCGTTCCCGTCACATTCTCCGCAGACGGCAGCGTATTGCCTATAGTTGACTGCTCTTCCGTTGATGTCGGCACCGTGCCGTCTGAGTAATAATTGAGCGATAAATATTCGATATTGCCATGAACGTCGCTGTATGCCACGCTATTGACAAAATATCCGTCAACAGCCGTTCCGCCCCCGACAGGCGTATAATTCCTATAAGTCAGATTGTCGCCCGCGGAATAGTTGTCCTTATAATTTGCAACCATTAAAGCTGCGTTACCCATTGACGCGGTCATAACGGGTAATGCTATTGCGGGCAACGCGTTGTTGCTTACATCATAGCCCTGCGCTATAAGCAAGGTTACCGGCGAATATGTATAGTTTTGTAAAAATATGTTTGCTATTGCGGTAGTGTTATATAGCGCGTCGGCCGCGCCCGTCCGGTCGCCTATAACGACGTAATCGTTGTACGCTATGTGGCTGTCAAACGCTTGCTTTTCCGAAACCTCATACATTCGTTTCATTGAGTTTATGCCCACAAACTCCGAATAACGGTTGAAATCCTGCGACAGTCCGATTGTGATTTTTGTAACAAACGGAAAAAACTCCGCCGAAACAACGCTTATATAGTAATCGTCGTCTCCGTCGTTGTATAACGTCCCCACTTTCGGCAACTCGGGTAAGCCCTTCCGCACATACGTTATAGTCTTGCTTATATTGCCGAGCCGCGCAACAACGCCTTTCAGGTGTTCTCCGTAGTACGTCGTTTCTATAAGGTTTTGTCCCTGCGTATATGACTTTGCACGCGGCGATGAAACGCTTAACAGACATGACTTGCTTTGCTTTACTCTCGCGCTGAATATAGGGCGATAAGTAACGCGGAAAGCAAGTTGTAAATTGTCTATCGTAAGACTGTTGTTTCCCGTTGCCGCACGTAAAATATTAAGTATAGCGTAATTCTCAAACGTGGAAGATATCGCGTTTTCCTGCTTGAAAAACAATCCCTTTATATTGTTTTCTCCTTGCGTGTAATAAATAGCATAGGCACGGCTTGCCGGATACACGTCGCTGTACGACGATAACCGCGTGTAATTTGCTTCTTCGTAAACAAACGGCGTTATGTCTATTGGCGGCGTTTCACTTCCCACAAAACCGCATTCAAGCTTTATAATCTCATTTACGGGCTTCTGCGTGGATATTTCCGCATTGTCCTCCGCCAGCATATAATAAAGCGTTTCCGTCCTCAGCGTTTTATATCCGCTGTTATACGGCTCGATAAGCACGCCCTTAGCATAGTCTAACGTGTTGACGAGATTGTCCACGCTGCTGTCTATGCTTGTGCAATACTGCTCTATGTCCTGTTGTACGCTTAAAGACGCGTAAGGCTCTACGGGTACGGCGTTGACCTCGTTGCTGCCGTATAGATCGTAATATATCTCCGTCCCGCGCAACCTCGGCTCGCCGTGAACGTATGACCCCACGCCCTGCAATATCTCCCGCAGCGTGCTTTGCGTAAACTGAAATTCCGGCGTTTCTATCTTCTCAAACTCTTTCGCCTGTTCTTCATTCAGGTGAAATCTCGGCGTTTCACCCTCTCGTATCGTTTCCGCTATTGCCAACGCCCTTTCTATGACTGTCCGCGCATTCCATTTAGGTAGCGGCTCAACGTTTGAGGCAACTTGTATTATGTAAGTAGCCACAAAGCTTGGCGTTATAGGACCACCTGTAGGTGTACTAATTTCCACTACACAATTATACGAGATAGTCAAAGTTCCGACTTGCGGTGTATATTGCGTATCTTCAGTCAAACTTAAAGCCTGCCCGTTTGCGGTCAAAGTACCTCTTATTTCTACAATATTGCCTCCGCCCGCTCCAGCAATAATATCGTTTATCGCTTGTGAAAACGCATTCGTTACTGAATAAACAGTTATAGGTTTCCCAGTAGCAATAGGTGACATGTATAAATTTTTATTGGGTAAATTATCGCTGTTTGCCATTGACAAAACTCCTTTTTCATGATATTTTATTAAATGAGGTGATTTTATGAACAAAAAAGTATTAAATATTTTATTTATAATCGGTTTTATAGCTAGCTTTATGCCCGCTATTTATTCCATTATTAAACTAATACGTTATATACCATTCTTGCAAAAATATGGGCTTGATATGCCAGGAGAAACTTTAGAATTAACGCTCTGCTTTAGTTTCATCGCACTAATTTCTATACTATCCATATTCATTTTTGTTTGCGCTTTTATATATCTCAACCGCGCGGAGCTGACATACACAAAAGAAGAAATAGCGGCAAAAGTTGCAGCAATGAAGCAAGCGCGGCAAGAGAGAAAAGAAAGCGCACAACGTGAAAAGGACGAACAGAAGAAAGCGGATTTACAAAGACAGCTTGACGAGTTAAACAGAAAAGACGGCGAATAACCGTCTTTTTTACTAAGAATCTATAGGATCTATATATTTAGCATTTTCCGTGTAAATACGCCCCAAATCATTTACATAGCCTTGAGAGCGGCATATAAAGCCCTCAAGGTATTTTGTTTCTTCTATCAAGTATATCTCGTGATTATACATCCCTGACCCGGGCGGCGTTTCCTCGGCTTTGTCTGTCGCTACAATCATATTAGACGAAAGACTTGTTCCTTGCGCCGTATTTCTTAAAATAATCGTAACGTTTGTCAGCGGCGGGAATATCTTTACAGGGACTTGCAACAATGGAATATAGCCCTCGTCAAGCTGTTCGTCTAAAAGCTGTGACGTTTTTACGGGGAAAGGTACCCGCGAAGAATAATCCGTCCCGTTTATTATCACGGATAAATTGTTTGGCGTTAAAATCGTTGACATAATCGCTCCTTATTAAATTTTTTAAAACTATTGACATTTTACAAAAAGTCGAGTATAATAACACTAGAAGCACTTGCGAACTGCAGAAAGTCTGCCCCGGCTGCCGCACCGACTGTTCGGCGCGATGAGGGGATCATTACAAACCAGTTAATGATCACATGGCAGTCCCTCCGTAAGTGTTTTTTATTTTAAACTTTTCAGCTTTTCGGCGCTAATCCAATGCCAATGTACCATAATTAGATTTTTTAAAACTATTGACATTTTATAAAACATTGAATATAATATCAATAGACTGATAGACGACAGAAATTCATGCCGCGCTCGCTGTCGCTTGTAATGGAGGGAACCGCGCGGCCTCCCTATCAGTCTTTTTTGTTTGATTTTTTTAAAGCTTTTTCAAAACTTTGTGATGCAACAAAATACGCATGTACTATTTCAAAATTCTCTTTAGTTATATCTATATCAAGTAACGTTAATCCTATTTTTAACCCGTTTTTGTTGGGAATTTCTACAAATTGTGCTAAATGATAATAATCCTTGTTTTTACCACTTGCAGGAAAAACATCAATCGGATTATAAAGAGTTTCCGTTATAATATCTTGCATAATTTTCTTATCGACATCAGCGTGTTTAATTAGATTTCTTTTTATAACATTAAGTTTTAATAACACATTTTTATTTTCAGTTAACCCCATTTTTTCCAATGTATCCGCGTTAAGCTCAGGCAAAATATTATCTTTATTAAAATCGATATGTACGCTCGCAATTTTTTGCGCGGGCGTCATTTTTCTTTTAAGTAAAAATTTCTTTTGCCTTACGGTTTTATTTTGCTCTGTTTTGTTTTGTCCGTCTGTGTTTTTATCCGTAAATTTACCGTCTTTGTCCCTCGGATGCAATTCTTCTTTAAAGTCCGACATAGATTCACCTGCTGCCGCTGGACGTTGCTATCGCACCGCCTGCGCGGACGTTTAACATTCCAAGCGTATTGTTTTCCAAGCTTTCCGCAAGATTGATACGCTTCTGGGCGTATGCTATGCTTAACGCGGAATTTGCAAGCGACAGTATCGCGCTTGTAACCGCACCCGCAAGGCCGCCCACTGCCGCGCCTATCGCTATGCTCTCGCCCATGCCGTACACACGCCGCGTAAGGTCATAAGCAAACTGTTGCCGCTGTTGCTGTTCTCTTCGTCCTGTACGCATTGTTACGGTACTTATTCCGTATTCTATAGACTGAGATACAATAGGCGCGACGACACGCTTAAAGGCAAAGTAATTTCCGACCGCTTCTTTGCGCGCCGCTTTTGCTTCCTTTGCTTCTTTTTGTTCTGCCGTGTCGTTATTGTTTGCAATAGGGTTTTTATTCCCCCTGCCGCTTTCATCGCGAATAATTATCTCGTATGAGTTTTCAGCCATTATTCTGCGCCCCCGTTTCAAAGTCTATTGCTTCCACAAGCGTAATCGATTGCCCTATATTCTCCACCCCGCGCGCCGTAATATTCGACGTTGCAAAAATCATACTATAATTGCTCGTAATCCCGTTATACGTAAGCGAAACGTCATAAACTGCATACTGCTTGAATAAAAGGAATCGTGCGAAATCCGTCGTCAATACGCTATCGGTCAGAGCGGGTACGGACAACTGTATCTCAAGCGCGAATACAGTTGCGTAATTCCCAGCGCCGCCGTTAGATGATGAAACCGCGCCGCCGTCAAGAACGGGAGAGACCGCAACGGTCATTTCCGTAAACGGGACCTGTTCGCCCTCAAACGTTAGTACGCAATCAAGCGAATTTATGCCGTTCTGTATAAACGAAAAATAAATATTTATACCATAGGTTATCAACAAACCTAAATTCGAACGTTGAGCTATTTCTCCCGCCGTGGGCGATGAACCGTAAACCGACACACTATAAGTCCGTCCGTCCTCGTCGTCAAGCGCGGTCGCCTTAGGCGTGGATATAAACGCGCTTAATGCGTTGCGTATAGGGTCGAGACTTTGCTCCGTCGGTGCGTTCGGGTCAATGGGCACAGCAATCGAAACGGACAGCGTTTGCGTTGCTATGGATAAGCCGTTTACGGGTAATATAGAACTGTCCGCAATATAACCCACGCCTTGAATATACGTCGTAAAAGTGTTGTATTGCCGCTTGGGCGGCTTATAATCTCCGCCGTCCGCGTATATTTCAAAAACTGTATTTGCGGGCGCATTAGCGTTTAATTGCGCGTTTATGTAATTCAATAATTGCGAAATATCTATCATTTTATTTTTGCTCCTTTCTTGACGCGTATAGTCCCGCGCGTGCTTCTTGCTATACTTTGCACAACTATACCCGCAGCGCGCTCGAACCACCCTTGATTAGGGTTTTTATGTCCTTTCCATTTCGGGCTTATCCACTCCTCGTTTGTGTAAGGCACATACGGCGCAATTGCTTTATCCACATAAATAACGTAAGTATTTTCATCGGGAATACGTCTGCGCGTTGCGTTAAAAGCCATATTACCGGTGCTTCCGCGCTGCCAATGCCCGTATGCGTTTTTGTACCAATCTATCCCGCGCGTTTTGGGATTTGGCACGATTTCGCGAAAGTCCGCAAGGGCTTTATCGCAAACTTGTATAAACCGCTTGCTTTCCATTTACTTAAGCCCTCGCGGATTGTCCACTTCTAAAAGCGTAATAATAAACTCCGTCATTGGATTGAAGGCAGAAAACCACAATACTTCACCGTTGTTATCATCCGTTTGTACTTCTTGTATTATCCACATTTTCCCGTCCTGCGTTACTATATAACCGTTGGGGATAAAATCGCAATCCCACATCGTGCGGATTATAAGCTCCATTTTGGTGGTTATAAGGTTATTTATAACTTCGGAAAAACTTTTGCTCGGACGATCTACTATCGAGTAATCAAAGTATTGCGGGCTATCCTGCAGCGTTTTGCGATACGAGCCTGTCAAAAAATATTCTGTTTTAGGTTTCAAAAACTCCAACGCGTCCATATCAATATCCTCCCTGCTCATATGACGGCGCTTTAATATAGTAAGTCCCTTGATAAGTCAACGGCACACCTGTTTCGGGTATCGTTTCGCTAAGCGTTATCTTGGCTTGCTCGTCCATATATAAAGCACGTTTATCGGATTGTAAGCTCCTGCTTAAATCGCCAAACATAAGAAAATATGTAAGCTGTTGGCTCATTGCGTCACGTATTACTTTTTGTGCCGTAGGACTTAGTGCTATAACCCATTGTAATACCTGCTCTTGCATTGTCCTCGCGTAAATGTAATTATACACTTGTACGCTGACCGTGTTTAATTGCATGTTTATTATAGCTGTTTTGTTAATAGCTTTATTTGACGCAACTCGCCGCTCCATGTCTACGCCCAGCACATCAGTAACATATTTAAGCGTCAAGACATAGCGGTGTGTTGCGTAGTCATAGCGCATATATTCGTCGGAATACGGAAAAGATTGTGCCATTGTTTTATTCTCCTATATTTTTGTTTAATGGAAAGGGGCTTTGATAAGCCCAAAACCCCTCGGAAAAGCTAAGCTGTTTTACTTCACACTTTTAGTAGCCGCTGTTAACGCCTGAGTCAGCGTGAGCGCGGCAAGATTGGTCTGCGAAGAAGTAATGTTAACTGTTGCGGGCTGATATTCCGGCGCTGTAATCTTCACGGTAGCGGCAGCCCCTCTCGGTAATGTAAAGGTGTAAACCCCATCGCCGTCATTGCCGAACGAATAAGTCGTGCCGTCTTCATCTGCAACCTGAAGCGTTGCGTTGTTGATTTTTGCGGACGAAGTGCCCGTAATCGTCAACGTTACGTCCGTAGTCAACGAAGAAGAAGTGAATCCTACTCTTTGCATAGTGCCCTCCAAGCTTACATTATCGTTGTTGTCATAAGACTGAAGCACAAGCTCCAAATCGCTGGGAGAAATTACGCCGTTAAACGTAGTTATCGGATTAGTAAAATCTGCAAGGTCGTTAGCCGAAGAAACAAGCAAAGTAATAGACGTAGGACGAGTGACAGCAGTGCCCCATCTCCAATCATTACGAACAATCATGCCGATTGAAGTCGTAGGAGCCTTGTCCACATCTGTAACAACGGCGGCACGGCCAAAATATGTACCTATTGCATTACAAATATAGCCGTCAATCTTATCAAACTGCTCTTTCTGAGTAGGAGTAAGATTATTTAATCCTGCCGCCATATCGAAGTATTCGTCAGGCACAACTTTCATGGTTATGCCGCGATAAACACCCATAATCGCACCGCCAAGATATCTTGTGCCGGTATCGTCAAATTTACCGTTAAGCAGAATCTTCTGGCCGATATCCGAATTAATAATCGCTCCGTTATTGATTGTCATAAGCTTGTTAAACACGCTGTAACGCAACACATACACGCTCTTTTCCACGGGATAGCTGGTAATGCCGTCCGCATAGCCGCCGCGCACGTTAGACAGCGACGTTGAAAGCGTATTCATTACACTCTGCATATAGCCGTTTGTATCGGTCGAAGGGTTATACGGTACAATATTTTTATTTCCGCTTGTGTTCGCGTAGGCAAGCGCAGAACCTATTTGCGTAGCCATAATTTCCGCATCCATAAGCATAGCGGTGACCTGCGGTATATTAGCAGTGTACTGCCCCAAAATATCAAGATTATTACCAATCATGCGCATTTGATCGCGGGAAATTTGCGCCGCCTCATCATACAGCTGATTAAACCAAATATCCACCGCATTAGTCTGCATTGCGTTGGGTAAATTAACGTTGAATGGCCCACTGTTGCCGGGGGTGCCGTTAGGCTGTGCTCCCATATAAGGTGCAATTCCTAAAGTACGCATACGGCGCGGGGGCGGCGCAAGGAACGGAATGCGAACGCCTGCCGCATCCTCTGCTTCTGCGGACATGGACGTAACGCCCAAACCGTCAACAAAAATACGAGCGTCAAGGTGCAAAAGCTGCCACATTGACGCAACTCTGCGATTAACTAAAACGTCTCCGAAAGCGGGAAACTGCCCGCTAGTATTCTGATAGGTAAACGGCGCTTTAAGATTAGCTGCGTTTTGCAGATATACCTGAGTGTCGCTCAACCCTGTAGAAATAATGTTGTCTGCCATAATTTTTTTATCCTCCTGAAAAAATTTTTTTACTTAAATTTACGGATAAGCTCTGCTGCTTCTTTAGGACTTATATCCGTTTTATCATTTGCTTCGGGACTGAAAACACCACCGTGCAATCCGTAAACGTCTTTTGCCTTTTTCAAGGCTTCTTCCTCGTCGCTCCCGCGTTTCATTTGCGATTCAATAAAATCCTCGATTTTTTTTAAACGCTCGTCAGCACGTTTACGCCACTCGTTTTCTGCGCTTTCAATCTCCTCCTCTCGCTTTTCGTCCGTTGCATCGGTTTCACCGATTTCCGAAACGTCGCCTTCGCCGTCTGCGTGCTCAGCGCCTAAAGCTTCATGCTCGCGGTCGGCCGCACTCTGACTGTCCTCGTCTCCGTCAGCTTTTTCCTGTGCCGCTATGCTTTCATGCACTCGGTCAGCTATAGACTGATGAAACGCTTTTTTATCTTCGTCAGATAAATCTTCGTAAGCTTTGCGAATCTGCTCCAAAGTAGTCATTTTTTCGTTGTCCTCCTTGTTTTTTCTGAAAAAATTAAACATTTTGTTTTCTCCTTTATTCGTTTTTTTCACATGAAAAATGCCGAGGGTGATCTCGGCTCCTGTTTATTGCTTTCATTCTTAACCTCCTGTTATATTGCTGTGCGCATCGGATAAAAAGCTCGCTCGTTTTCCTTGCTGAATTTCATATAATTGGCGTATAAGGCCGCTGCTTTTTTGCGCGCTTCCAGGTACCATGTTTTGTTAATGTCCTTCAGCATAAGCGCTTCCACGCGCTTCCTCCTTACCGCCCTTTCCATAGCCCGCTGTCTGAGCGTAACCGCATACTCCGCTTTCCTTTCTTCCGCTGAAATCGTCGGCAGCAGTTGGCCTTCATACGGCCTAAGCTCATGCCTACAATTAAAGCCGAGCAATCCATTTTTATAAGTCCGCCCGGCTTTCGTCGTATAATATATTTCAGTCGCTAGTTCCAACGGCACGTATCTATGTCCGTCCACTACTCCGTATGTACCGTCTAAACTGTACACGCGCCCCTGCCACGGTGCGCAACGATCAGAGCAATCCGCATGGCTCGAACAAACAACCAGCTTTATCCCCGACGCCTTAAGCTCCTCGATACGGTCTAAATGCGCCTGATAACGCGTCTCCATTTCCGCGAGGTTCCGCAGACTGTTACGTCCTGAATAATCATTTGGATCCAATGCTACGCTCTCAATAAGCCTGTCAATCGTGGGTTTAACTTTTTGGTCCCACACATCCTTATAGTACTTATGAAGCGGCACGCCCATATCCGTTACAGGCGCGTTAAAACGCCTAAATTCGCGCGCTATTCTGCTTTCCGTCTGTTTATCGGGACGAAAGTCTTTCGCCGCGTATTGCCCCAAAATAAGTATTATTTCGGGCGGTAAAGCCGATTCCTCCCATATAAGCCTTTGCCGATTGGCAAAATTCCATAAACTTTGCTGCGCGTCCGCTTTAAGTCGCGTAATTTTTCCCTGAGATACGGCTCTGTTAATTACTCCTCCCAAAGCTCTGTACGTTGCGGCATAAGGCGACCGATGAAGAAAAGCGCGTTTGACAATATCGCGTATTCTCGTCTGCGCATCCTCTAACGTCTGCGCGTAAATATTAAGCCGACCGTTCGCGTCCTGCATCGTTTTTATCTTACTCCCGATTCATTGTAATAATCGCTGTCGTTAAACGGATATTGACCGTAGCTTTCACGTTTATCCCGCTCGGCTTGCTCTTCCTGGACAAGCTTGTAATCCTCTGCATTCTGCTCTTCGTCGTCGTCATAGTTAAACGCGCTATGTGCCTTTTTCTCGGAAATAAGGTGACTGTTGACGGCACGCGACAATACGTCAACTAATACGGTAGTGTTAGTCGTACCTGCTCTCGACCACCTCACTTCCACGTCATCGGTATAACCGTAAAATCTTAAAACGTCAGAAATACAATCATTAAGCGGTTTTTCAAAGCGGCGTCGGGCATTCTCTATAAACAACGTTGTAGCACTTTCCTCCGCGCTTACCTCTCGTGCCGTTCTGTTGCTTCCGTCAGAAAGATATGACGCTAAGGTGCTGACCGAAAACCCGATCCCCGTAGCTATACTTTCTATCAGCATATTACGCGCTTCCTTCCACTCGGCGGCGCGAAGGGCAAACTGTATCGGCTCAGGTTTCTGCTGGTCGGTATTCATCGTTTCAACCTTAGTGTACAAAAAGTCGTCAAGCCCTGCGTTTTGCGCTCCCGTTTTTGCCATAGGCGATTGCATTCCTTTAGGAACCAATATACGTCCGCGAGCAAGATACATATCCGTATTAAAACAAGTGTTGTAAAAATCATATTCGTATAAATACGTCAATATATTCGCCAATAGGCTTTCTCCTAAGCCTACTTGTGGAATGTTGGAAACATCGTCACTTCCTTTAAGATAATAACAGCCTAAGCTTTTAAAACCGTTTAACGCTAACGGCTTATTTAGCCGGCAAGTACCATATTCTGCCTTAAATGCCTTGCGCACACTTGCGGGCAGATCCTCAAATCGCACAAAATTATCGTTTACCGTAAAATATTGCACTTGCGTTGTTGTATCATAAATCTTATATTCTACCACTGGAATTTCCTTACCAAAGATACCTATTTGTTCAAAACGACGCTCTTCGATAAGACTATACCTCTTATTGCTGTTTTTATTTGTCGTGGATTCGTAAACAGACAATAAGGCAACAACTTTACGAAGCTGTCCGCGCCCCGTCTTTTCAAAATAAAACCTATCCGCACGCAGCTTATCTATCCACAAGTTCCCACCGTCATTATTGATTTTCAAGAGGGAAAAACCGCCCGCAAACGCATCCCTGATTGCACTTTTAACTTTACTGCGAAAATCCGTTTCAAGCGCCCAATCGTTCGATATAAAGTCTAGCGCCTTGCCTATCTCTTTACCGTTCTTTTCAACTGTTATTTTTGGCTTCCTCGCATTCGCAAACATTAGATTACCGCCAAAAACTTGGTCTGCCGCCCGATTGACGATTGTCGTGCCTATACACGTTGAAAGCAATCCGCTTTGCGTTCCGTGAATCCACGGCACGTATCCGTCATACCAATATAACCACAGTCGGACCCAGTTATTATAAAATGTATAGTATTGCGATGGCAACAACTTGTAAAAGTCGTTGTTATTTGTCCATTGCCATAAGCGCTGATTTGCAACTACGGACAACGCCATGCGCGACTGTTCTACATTCACACCGTTCATTTCCGTGTTATTGCTTTCCATTATCGTCCTCCCGTCTTAACGCTTTTTCAAGCATATCGTATTGCTTCTTTGCTCCGGGAGACAGCGACAAGTATTGCATATTCAAATTGCGGCGCAAAATATCGTTTGTCGTGCTTATCTCCGCCAGAATAGACATAAGCACATTTAGTGCTATGCCGTAAAAGTTGCTTTGAATCCGCTTATGCCTTTGTCCCTCAGTTAATGCCGCGCGCCCCTTCACGCCGTGCGCCTTCGTGGCTCTGTCCGCCATTTCACACTTATCCCTGTACTCCTCTTCGGTCAACTCTAAGTCACGGTGCAACGCTTCCTCTATGCTTTTTTCTTTTTCATCCATTAGTCATATGCTCCTTTCCTTTCAGGCAAATATAAATTGTCCGGATTATTAAAATACACGTTCACGCCGTAAGTCAGCGCGTCCGTGTAATCGTTCGGGATTGTCGGATCAAGTTTATAATCTTTCCAGACTACCGATTCTAATTGATATATAAGCGGTTCGGTGTCCACAGTCGTTGGAACAAAACGATTATAGTAAAAATCATTATATCCGCCGAAATCTACAATCTTTATCATGTTTTTTGCAAAACAGTTATTTACAACCGCATTATTGTTTATAATGTTTTTTTGCGTAAATCCTTTAACAATGTGATATCCATATATTTGATACCGTAATTGCGTTATTAAATCCGCCGCCGCGCAATCGATTGCAAAATAGCTTCCAACGTTCTGTTCATATATATCGTACCGCTCGCATATTTCGTCCACATAACGTATAATCATTTCCGTTATCTGTGATGGAGCTAAAATAATACCTGTTTCTTGTGGGTTATAATAAAATCGTTCTAGTACGTAACCGCGGCCGTTGCTATATACGGCTATCGGAATTATCCCCGTGCTGTCTTTCGTTATTGCACCGTCACCGCCCCAAATTATGTAACATAATCTTTGCCCGGCCGTTTCGCGCTGCCACTGCGATACGGAAATATAATGCTTGTCTCTCTTGAATTGCGCATAAGCTCCGCCCGCCAAGTCGTTTAATTCACCCAAATATAGAAATTTATACATTTGTGGGTTATACTTACGTTCGTTCTCGATTTCTTCAAGCGTTACCGGAGACAAGTATTTTTTTATGCTCAAATAGTTAGCATCAATAAATTCGTAAACGTCAGCAAACCTGTATTTGCGGCAATATGCGTTCCACCAATGCGCTTTAACCATTTCAGGATTGCCCGCAATAATAATTCTCGATTGAATTTTGCTATCCACCGAACGAATAAAAGTAGCTATCGCCTGTCGCAAAGACTGTTCATCTTTTAATTGCTGAGCCTCGTCGCATATTATTAACGACAACGGCTTTGTGCCCTTGAATCCCTTTGATCTGCTGTAATCGCTACCGCCAATGCCTTTGAAAAATATCGTGTTGCCTTTGCGCGTCTTAATTCGCAACGGACTTTTCAGTGGATAATAAAAATCACTCGTGCCGTTGCTTTCGGCGAAAGAGATGATCTCGTTGTATAGACTGTCCTCTAAGCTGTTATAATGTGCTCGAGTTACAACTATATCATGCTTGGGATATTTATTCGCAAATAAATAAACCGTCTGTCCTAAAGCAAACGATTTTCCCGAAATACGTGGAGAATACATCACCACCGTTGTTTTATCCGTCGTTAATATGCGCTCGTATGGCCGCGCCATTTCAATGACTTGTTTCATATTCCTCCGTCCACGCTTGCATCCACTGGGACAACAACAATTTCCGTCGCGGCGTCGTCCGATTCCGCTTTTACAGCACTTAACGCTTCGCGCAATATTTGCGCCGCTTTCGTCCGCTCTTTCGTCTGTTCATCCGTATTCCGCATTGTGTCGGACAAATAAGTCAATACTTCGTCTATCGTCGCAATACGGCTCGATTTCGCGTTTTCTTTTATCTCTTGTAAATATTTTTGAATGTCAACATTTGTCAACAATCTCTGCCCTATTGCTCGTGCCGTTTTTTCGCTGTAACCCGCCTTTCTCGCCGCCTCAGCTGCATTGAAACATGCGGCATAATGCTCGGCAAATGCTTTCTGTTTCTCGTTTAACGCCACATGGCTCTACCTCCTTTTTTGCATGAAAAAAGCACCGTGGTGCGGTGCTTTGGTGCTATTGTTCATATCCCATTATCTTTGCTTCACAAGGTATTATAAAATACACTACTCGTATGCTTCCTCCCTTTGACAATTCTATGTCGCAAACGGCCGCTCGTTCATATTTTCGCCTTACTCCGTTCATCTCATAAATTACCGTGCATTCGCCAAGCTTTAATTCTTCATAATTCGTTATCATAACCGTAACCTCCTTTTGATTACAGTTATATTATATACCCACACAGGTATATATGTCAACTGTTTTAAGAAAGTTTTTTGAAAATATACTAGTTTTTTTTCGAGCGCTCTATATCTTCGCGGATAAGTCGTTTTATATAAGGCGCATAGCCATTACCGCTCGCTATTTCTTCGTCTAGCTTTTTTAAAATATCTTGCTCAGACGGATAGACGGCTATCGCTAATCGTTTTGCCTTAGCTTCGTATTTCTTGCTCGCTCTTTTTTGCGCTTCGGTCTTTGGCATATTTTACCTCACATACACATTAAGTAAACAACACTAGCTACGCTTGTTTTATGATTATATAAATTCTCTATTTCTTTTATTTTTTTCCCCCAATCCAATCCCTCTTTTGCATATACAGGATTAGGCTCTTTTGCCGCCAACTCATAGCAAGCCTTTTCAAATTCCTCATAAGAAGTGTTAGTTTTATCCATCTTTCTATAATCCATTTCTATATCTCCTTATCTCTTATACTCTTTGCATCGTCATAGCTTTTACTTGGTTTTATACTGTTCAAAAATTTCTCTTTTGGTAATTCTGTTTGTTTTCCTGTATATTTCCAAAAAATAACAGGCTCTTTTTCATCCCGTTGCGCATCCCAGCCAGACGGTGCATATTGTTCATCAAATGGCGTCCAGCTGACAGGTTCAAAGCCATTTTTAGTGTAAAAGCCATAAAGTCCACTAAATGCATCCAGCTTTTTTCCGCCGTTTTTCACAGCAAATGCGAGCATATCTGAACCGTTTACCGTGTCGCCCGGTTTCTTGCACACACCTACAATATCCCCGTCAGGAGTTATCGCAATCGTGCTGCCACCTTTGGTAACATACTTTTTCGCATTCGGGTGTTCCTCGTCAAATTCTTTCGCCGCCGGAGAGCTTACTCGCCATGCGTTTTCAGGCACAATCGCGGATTTTGCTCGTAACAAAGCGTCTACAAATTCCTCTGTATTCTTTTCATTGTTTGGCGATAGAGCACCTTCACGCCCGACAGATTTCCGTAAACTTTCCGACAGCCCGTATTCCGCAAAATCTCTTGCCGGCTCGTCCGAATACTTACGAATTGCGTCAATAATGGTCAGCTTGTCTTTTGGAATCTCCTGCCGCAATCTCTTGGACATTTGCGCCGCTGTTTCCTGACTGTCTCCGCCATATTGTCCCGAGCTATCATCATATTCTTGTAGCTTTCCGCCGCCACCCTTCTTCTCCGCCATTCGTGCCTCCTCCCCCAATAGAAAAGGCACTATCTTTAGTTTATCATGTTTATTCAACCATGTCAAGATAGTGCCCATATTTTTACACTACCATTTTAACATATAAAAAGGTGACATGGAGTGACATTTTATATTTTGTCAGATAAATTTTGTATTGCCTTATTCTTCCGTCGTATAAGATGACGTACTTCATACCCGACATCTTCCGCAACTTTCCAGTTCGGCTTACCGTCCATATAACAGCCGATGATTATATCCTGCTCGACAGGATCCAATAATCCCACCGCCGCCGCCAGCTTATCTTCCTTATCGAAATACGCCTGCAAGGCCGCCATATGCCTTTCACGCTCTGTTTCTATCCGCACGGCCAAACTTTCAACCCGACTGTAAAACGCGTTCCCATGCGGCATTCCACCCGCCAGAGCAGATTGTATGCTGTCTCTATCGCCTTCAAGGTCCGCGATACGATTCTTTATTGCATTAGCACGCCGCCTTGCCGCGCGCAAATCTATAAGCAGCCTTTTTGCCTCTTCAAACGTCATAGTATCCCCCTTTAGTCTCTGTCGTCAAAATGCGCTATGACATAGGCTATCGCTATCGGGATTATAAATATCCCTGCAAAAAGTATGTATTGCCA